GGCTTGAGGGTCAGTATTACCCCTCAAGCCCCATCCCACATCCCACACATCCCACAGGTAGTATAAGATGAGGGCTCCCGATCGCAGAGTCAGAGAGTCGTTAGCGAAGCGTTGGTGTTTTACGTTGAACAATTATACAGACGTAGAATATGGCTCCGTCTCAGATTTCCTCGAGCAGAATGCGTCTTATTATTGCGTCGGTCGCGAGACAGGAGAGAACGGCACTCCGCATTTACAAGGATATTGCATCCTCAAGGGCCAGCATAGATTGTCTCAGCTCAAAGATAAACTCTCACCTCGGGCGCATCTCGAGGTGGCAAGGGGAGTACCTTCAGTTAACAGAGAGTATTGCACGAAGGAAGGCGATTATATCGAAGGCGGCGTCTGCCCCAAAGCCAATGGACACCGAAGCCGGGACGAGCTTGCAGTCGAGTGGAACGAAGCCTTCTCCAGAGGACGCGACGGAATCGAAGCATTCGGAGCTAACAACCCAGGAGCATATGGATTTTCTCGACACACTCTCTTGCGCAACAGCCTTGCCGCTGCGCGACCCAAAGAACGAAGTGCTATACGATGTGAATGGTATTATGGACTTCCTGGAGTTGGAAAGTCTAGAATGGCCCATGAGCGATTGCCAGGAGCCTTCATCAAGGACCCTCTCACCAAGTGGTGGACAGGATACATGTTGGAGTCAGACGTCATTATAGATGATTTTGGTAAATTAGGAATTGGTATTAATCATTTACTTCGTTGGTTTGATAGGTATAAATGTTACGTGGAGACTAAAGGAGATGTTGTTCCGTTACTTGCTGATCACTTCATCGTCACTAGCAATTTTCATCCTCGGGAATGTTTTACAAATCCTGACGGGTCTGTCCATGACCAGATTGAAGCTCTGTTACGTCGTATTCACGTTACTCATGTGTTGTCTTACTTCCCTATAAATACGGGGACTTCTGAATAAAGGACTCATTTGTTACAATGGCTTTTCGTCGCATGTCTCGTTTGTCTCGTCGGTCCCGGTTTACTCGAAAGAGAAGACCTACCCTCCGTAGTAGACGTTTCGTGCGTCGCCCCGGACAGTTAGTGAATGCTGGTGAACATGATCGGTTTACACGCGTTGGTTTCAAAAGGAAGAGGTTTAATCGTCCCGCTTATTTGCGTCGCTTAAAAACTGCCTCTGATGCCTCCCAACATTACCGTTCTGTGTTGACTACTACTGCTGCTCCTCAAGTTCCGTTGGCTATTGCTCAAGCTACAGTGAATGCTTACCCATTTGTTGCCGATAGTTTTTGGACTGCTGCTGGTGGTCTTCAGACTTTGGATTTCACTTCCGCGACATTCGCGGGCACTGATGTATATCTCAGGGGTGGCCAGTCTAGGATTACTGTTACTAATATTGGTCCTACTGTGCCTACTAGTGCTGTTAGTGCTGTTCAGGTTACTATCTGGCGTGCTAGAGTTAAGAGTACTGGTGCTGTCTTACCTGCAGCGTTGTTGACTGATGATATGTGGGACCCATCTCTGATTGCTGAATTTCAAAATAATTATGTTTTCACGAAGCCTACGCATTTCTTGCTGAAGCCTAATGAAACAATTGAACGTTATGAGTATATTCAGGGTCGGAAAATAGATCAAAGTCAGTGGAATGCTCTTGGAAATAATAGAGATGTTTGGTTTATTAAAGCTAGTCAAGCTATTGGTTCTGCTGCCGCTATTAATATTAATGTGTCTGTTGGACATAATGCTTCATTTAGCGGAGATAATGTTGGAACTACTTAAACAACTACAATAAAATCCCTCTAAGAGAAAGGGAATAGGTTATCAATAAAAACAAGAGACTGGAGCGCCCCGCAGGGGGCGCTTCAGCCCGGACTGTAGCCCAGTACTGCCAGCTATAGATTATGGTTTATTATGGCGTCGCGGACTTGGCGCGAAGCGCCTGACAGATTCGGCGTCAGCCGAAGCGTACTTAAGAAGGATGGGACGGGCTTGAGGGTCAGTATTACCCCTCAAGCCCCATCCCACATCCCACACATCCCACAGGTAGTATAAGATGAGGGCTCCCGATCGCAGAGTCAGAGAGTCGTTAGCGAAGCGTTGGTGTTTTACGTTG